ACCCTGTATCGCTTCCGTCCATGTGTCAATTTGGTCTACACCCTCAATCAAAGCCATCGCTGAAGCAAGGTTTTCATTTCCGAACAACGCGGACATGATTGTAGCGTTGTGCATGACCGGAGTCAGGGCACGCAGTCGGTCAGTCAGTGAAAGGGACTGGTTTTGCATCGTTTTTATATTGACCCCGGCAGCTTTCAGTTGCTTGATCGCGTCCGTAGTCGGAGCCTGCAATTTGACTATCGTGTTACGCAAAGCGATACCGCCTTCTGAACCCTTTTTCCCCGATTTGTCAAGCAACTGGATCAGGGAGTTTGTTTCGGCAAATTCAACCCCGAATGTTTTTGCAACACTACCCGTTTGTTTCAATGCTTCCGCGACCTCCCTGATTTCGGCAGACCCTTCGACAGTTCCTGCCGCCATGATGTTCATATAGTCCGTCATAGTTTGTGCGGCTTTCATCGGATCATCAAGGGAAACCTTATACTGGTTCATGGCGGTGGACATGGCTGCAGACGCTCCGGGGACGTCATTTTGCATCGTTTTACTAAGTGTCATTACATTATTCGACATGATTTCGAGCGCGTCCGGTGCTTTTTTCAGTTCCGGAGTAATCTTTGAAAGCAAGTCCTTATAAACGACCATAGCATTTGACGCATCGACACCGAACGCTTTTGCCGTGTTACGGGCTTTGGTGGCGAGAACGTCCAGTTCCTTCCCCTCCATGTTGGTGATACCGGACATTTCGGCAACGGCAGTTTCAAACCGGATGCCCGGTTCGATGGCGTCGTTAAAGGAATCACGGATATTGTCAACACCTTCCTTCAGCTGGTTGAGAAAGAACATTCCCTTTCCCAGCCCTTCCAGTTTTCCGGCTGTTTTTCCCGATGTCTCCCCAAGACGTTCAACCACTTCCTCCGTGTCGTCGATCACCCGTGTAGCTTCTTCGGCTGCATCGGTTGCCGCATGTAGCGGAGACGTGATCCTGTCAACCAGTTCCAATATCCATTGAGTCACTTGCATTGTCTTTTGAGAATAATCGGTTTACAACTTTAGCGAATGCATTGTGCATTACTATTTCAAATTCTTCCAACTCCGTTTTCCGCAACATGCGGTATTCGGCATAGAGCCGGAGCCATTCATCTTCGTCCAGTTTGTCCGGGATGTCAAAGCCATATACTTTTTTCAGGATGGCATCTATTCCCTCGACAAGACCGAACGCTGATGAATATTCCTCTATGCTTTGCTGATAAAAGCCGCCTGTCCGGCGATCAGTTGTCCGATGGCGGTCAGGACTGAAGTATAGACGGTAGAATCTTCCAACGCCTCCATATTGCCAGCCGCCACGCAGTTCCGGATCAGGATGTCATTTGCTTCTTCAAGATCATCCTTTTTCTTTGCCATAGCCAGCAGGATGTTTTTTTTCGGGCGGACGATCAGGTAGTCGTAACGTTCATCCTCGTCCACCTGTACGGTGACATGCTTCAGGCGTTTTCCGTATTTCAGTTTCAGTTCCGTATGCTCTTCCTCTGTGAAATCGACAATCAAAGCCTTTTCCTCCGTTGTCAGTTCCTCGTAAGGCTTTCCAGCCTTGATTTTCATTTCTTCTTCTTTCATTTTAAAAGTCTTTTAAACGGTTATTAAACTACATTGCCACATTCCAGTCGATATGGCTGGGAAGAAGGGTGAATTGTGTGGCAATGCTTTTATCACCCTGTTTAACGTCCACGCCATTGTCCGTGAATTCGACGTTCCGGATTACGTCCTTCATGACAAGCCCTTTATACTCATACATGACCGGAATGTCGAACGGCTCGATATCCGTGAGACGCTTTCCCGAACCTAGTGCCAGTTGCAAGGCGTTCACTTCTTCTTTCAGAAGGGTGATCGATGCTTCAGCCTTGTAATTCCCCTCACCGCGACCGACAGGAAATTCACCGGCACCGTAGATGTTGTCTTTCTCTTTGCTGTCTTTGTAGGAAAGGGCTGTGATACCCTCTACCTGACGACCGAGCATGACAACCTTGACGCTGTTCCATCCGGCTATTTTTCCGAACTTGTTGATTAATGTTCCTAACAATGCCATATTTTCAGATTTTATTTGTGAAACCCAAGTCAATCTCAAACTCATGTACAATACCGTCTGCAACCAGTTTTACCTTGATATTGAAAGGCTTGTCGCTGACAGCCATCTGTTTGGGATTGATATAAATGTCGAAGTCTGCAATATCCTCCGAAGTTACCATAGTTTCCAGTGCGGATTTGACAAGCGCGTCCCAACTGCTGATCGTGGTATTACTGATATATCCGGTTGACGGGTCAGCTTTCACCTTACTTCTCACACGCGGTAACAAGGTATTGCGGATAATACGTGCCGCCTTGTTCCAAACAGCGTTATATTCAATATATGCATAGTCGCTGTCCGCTTCCGTACACGTACATGAATTGCTGAAAAAGAATCCGGCATACCCTTGAAAGCTGCCGACGAAGATATACCCTTGTTCAGTCAGTTTTTTCTGGTCGGATACGCTCAACTGTGAGAAGGGCTTGCCATTGCTCAAGGCTGCATCCAGCCAAAGCCCGTTCAGTTTGTCAGTCAATGGATAGTCCTTTGTCCCCTTTGCCGTCCGTGGGTGGTTTTCAATATCAACACTGCCCATATTTTCATGTACATAGCGGACAGACAGCATTCCGAGTGCGCTTCCCACGGCAGCGTGTGTCCGGTATGCTTCATCCTTTGCCGCCCGTGCCGGGTCTTGTGCAATCACGACAGAGACGTTTTCAGCATCCAACTTCCGGAGGTCGACAGCATCGGCAATGGCATTGATATACTTTCCGACACCTTCCAATATTACCGCATCGATATACAGGTGGTCTTCCCTGAATTTATTGACCATCTTCTGTGCCTCTTGTATGGTTACAGTGATTGTTTCGTCCGCAGTCAGTGAGCAGATACCAATGGTGTTTACTCCGTTGATGGTACGTACCGCATTGACGAAATCTTCTTTCGTCAGCAGGCTTGACACTTTTTCAGACTTCGGAACCAGCATAAGATACAGCGAACGTTCCGGAGACAGGCGGAAGACTTCGCTGGTATGGTAATGCACCAGTTCCTTGTTTTCAAGATCAATGGTATCATCCCAACCAAGTGCTTCCAAATCGGTAATGTCGTTGAGGTTTTCCGGCTTGTAATATTCAAGTTTTCCGATCTCCGATCCACCGACCACGAGCAAGATGATGCGGTCACTGGTATCGGTATCCCGTACCAGCCCGCCATTAACTTTGTTGATGATTACTCCTGTAAAATTTCCCATAAAATAATTCGTTATACGGATTTACCTGATAAAATTGCACCAACACCGAAATCTTCAATACGGTCTACAATACCGTAGGTTTGGGTACGATATTCGGATGTAGGACTCTTGCTGCGTGTATCGGTCGTTTCCGGACGATACAGGGATTTCACGGATTCGATGTGGTAATACGTATTCGGAGCATAGAAGAACGTGCTTGCCTGAAAGTCCGTTTCGGCAGACGGTTTTGTGCCTTCCGCCACCTTCTTGGCTGTTTCCGCATTATAGAACGGGCAGTCGTTATTCTCAAAGAACTTGATACCCATGAAGCCTTTCGGTTTTCCGGTTGCCGGATCAAGGTAGAAAGTACGGTCATAGAAGTACTTGGACGCATCCTTATCCAGCAACAAGTCACCCATGTGCAGGGGGGAAAGCACCATGTACAGGGCATCGGTAACGGGAAGGTTCCACGTCTTTGCGAGCGTTGCAAAATCGACCAGATCCTTATAAGACAGTCTCAAACGACCATTAATATCTTTCTCACCCGTTGTCCGGATAACAGGCATTTCTTCGTTTGAATCATCCTCCGGAGCCAGTTTGTGCAGCACATGGTTGCGGATACCGACCTGAAAGGCTTCATTGTGCTTCACACGGATAGCAGCGCGCTTGTCAAAAGCGAGATAACGGATTTCGTCATCCGTACAGGAACTGGGTTCCGTATCGTAGATTTCCCACGGTACGATATAATTCTTTCCGGTCATTTGCTTCGGTTCAAAATCTTCCGTGTTATTTACGCGAAAACCGACATTGTTAATCAGTTTGTTTCTGCGTACACCGTCCGCAGCCAAAGCTCCGGCAGGAACAGAGCCTAAGACCTGCATGAAGTCCGCCCTGTAATTGCGACGTTCGATCAACAGTTGGGGATCGACGTACTTGTTCAAATAAAGACCGTCTACTGATTGTGCCATATTCTTTTTTTTAAATGGTTAGTATTTTATTTTCCGTTACGCTTTATGTAGTCATTCAAAAGACGTTCGTATTCAGCCGGATTCTTCTCCATGATATTTTTCAAAGCCTCCGGATCGTTTTGAAGGTCTTCGAACTTTTTGTTTGTGGTATCCGTCAGACTGGGAGCATGAACTTCCGGCATTTCCACAGGCTTGATAGCGTCGAGCAGCTTCTTTGCGGTATCGAAATTGCTGGTCAGGTTCGCCTTCCAGTCGTCACGAACGTCGGCTGTGATTCTTTTTTCCTTGATCGCACTGTTCAGGATGTTTTCGATTTCCTGTTCCTTGCGTGCCTCCTCCTGTCTTTCGAGCATGTCGACGCGGTCTGCCTTACGCTTCCACACGTCTACCTGTGCGATGAATTGTGCTTCCGTGGTACTTGCGTCCATTCCGAAGCGGGTAGTCAACATTGTTAAATCCATGTCATTTTTTGATTTTTCGTTATTAATAGAGTCAGTAATCTCAATTTCACCTGTGTAACCGCAGTTGGTAATCATTTGTGCCGTAGCCTTATCGACTTTTGCCTTGCCTGTAACTTCCGTCACAAAGCCGTTTTCCTTCGCTTCCTGCGCGCTCATCCAGTAGTCGCCCTTCTCCCAGGCGTCCCGGATTTTCTTCTTGTCCGTGCACTTTGACAGGAAGGCATTCAGATAGTGCTCATTCAGTTTACGCATGACCTCCAAAGCCGATTCAATATCAGCGACTCTCCCGCATGCCCCTCCGCTGACCTGATGGATCATGAAAAGTCCGTTGGCAGGCATGGAGAACGATGTGCAATTGATAGCGATGTAGGTTGCCGCACTGGCTACCAGCGCACCGCCTTCACCCGTAATTTTGCCGGGAAACTTCTTGATCACGTTCACGATCTCGTTGGCTTCGAAGCATTCGCCACCGGGAGAGTTGATATAGATATGCACATCCTTGATTCCTGATCTTATCAGTTGCTCAACTTTGGAAGTGAATTCCGCTTCCGTCTCCCTCCATTTTGATATTGTGCCTTTGAGTTCAATCCGGGCACGTCCGTTTTCCGCTGTTGCAGTCAGATTCATTTTCGCGATATTTAAAATTTCATGCTGCAAAATTGGAAAAGGAAAGGCGGGTACGGAAAAAGCGTTTTCATCTTGGAAAAAAAACAGTGTTAACAAGGACGTATTTTTTCCAACTTGGAAAGAATACGTTCCAACATGAAAAGCTGTTTTCCACAGGTGGTGTTGAAATATGACCTTTGCTGCGTAAACGAAAGGAAGCGATATGCCAAGCAAAGAATACTACCGTAAATTGAAGAAGGAAGCGCACGACCTTTATGTACGTGAAGGAATGACGTGCAAGGAGATTTCCACACGAATAAACGTGTCGGAAAGGTCTGTTTCAAGCTGGATTAATGAGAATGACGCACTTTGGAAAAAAGAGCGTCAGGCATCTGTTATTTCGTCACAAAAACAGGGTGACAACCTGAAACAGATTATCAACATTCTTGCAGACCAAAAACTGGAGCTGCTGCGCATGATTGACGAAGCCATTACCGAAGGTGATAGTGACAAGGTGCTCGAACTACGAAAACAGGCGGCTACGCTTGATAACAGTGTGGCGCAATGGGGAAACCAGCTCAAGGAGGTGGACAAAAAGAACCGGATTACGCTGGCTATTTACATTGATGTCATGAGCCGTATATTCGATGCGATGAAGGTGTACAATGCAGACCTTTATTTTAAAACACTGGACTTTCAGGAGAACCACCTTTATGAAGCCGCAAAAATGTTGGGATAATGAAAGTCGAAGATAGCAAAGCCCTCAAAGAGTATCAGGAGAAGTTAAAACGTGCACGGTGCACAGGCAACCTGATTGATCCGGACGAATCTCTGACAGTTCGGATGAACCGCATACAGCGTGCCAAAAATGACGTCAAATACCTTGTTGAAACTTATCTTCCGCATTATGCGACAGCGGATTGTGCGGACTTTCAGATCGCTCATGCCAATAAGGTGATGAACGATCCGATTTACAAGGGATATGCCGAATGGGGACGCGGACTTGCAAAGTCGGTGTGGAACGATGTGATTATTCCCCTATGGTTATGGATTAACGGTGAGACGCATTATATGTGTATCGTTTCCGATACGTTTGACCGCGCTTGTGACCTGCTGGAAGATTTGCGTGCGGAATTCGAGGCAAACGAACTTTTGAAACACGACTTTGGCGAGCAGTATAATCCGGGATATTGGGAAAAGGGAAACTTTGTAACGATGAACGGCTTTATTTGCAAGGCGTTCGGTGCGAAGCAAAAGGTTCGCGGACTTCGTAAAGGTGCGCACCGTCCGGATTTGTGGGTGATCGACGACTTGGAGACACCGCAGACTATCAAAAATAACCGGATGCAGGATGATTATGCGGACTGGATCGAAGCGGACATACTGGCAACCATGACGGGAAAGCGCAGACGTCTGATAGGTGCTAACAACCGTTTTGCATCCCGGATGGTTCAGACATTGTTAAAACAACGGCATCCTGATTGGGATTGGAACTTGGTGAAGGCTTATGATCCGGTAACGTATGAACCAGCGTGGAAATCGATGTATTCCGCCCAGTTCTATCGTCAACAGGAAAAAGACATGGGTATTCTCGCGGCACACGCGGAGTATAACCATGTCCCGCTTGTCAAAGGTAGAATATTCAAGCCCGAAATGGTGAAGTGGGGAAAACTCCCAGACTTGCACACGATGAATGCGATTGTAGCACATTGGGACATTGCGTATGCCGGGACAGATACAAGTGACTTTAACGCATGTAAGATTTGGGGACGGCACAGGAATGAATTTTGGCTGATTGATGGTTTTGTTAAACAGTCAAAAATGAAACTATGTGTACAGTGGATGTGCATGAAGCAGGCGGAATTTAAGGCGCGGGGCATTATCTGTTTTTGGCAATATGAGAGTCAATTCTGGAATGATGAAGTTAAACGGAACATTGAGGAAGCTGAAGCGGAAACGGGGGTGGAGCTTAATTTGGTTCCAATACAAACTCCCAAAACGATGACCAAGTTGCTTCGTATGCTTTCCATGCACCCGTATTATCAGAACGGTCGTATGTATGTCAATGAACTGCTAAAGTCAAACCCTGACATTGCTGTCGGCTTAAAGCAATTGTATGCGGTTGAACCGGGTATGACAGAACATGACGACAGTCCGGATGCCGATGAACAGGCGGTGAAGAAACTTGAAATATACACTGATCCCCCACAATCAGAGGATGAACCCGCGTCACGACCGTGGAAAGCGGGAAGATATAAACGTAAATACACTTGGTAACTATGAAGTACATCAACATGGATGATCTGACAACCATCATACAGAATCGGTTGCTGATCGAAAGTATAGAGAAAGAAGAAGAGATACTGGCAGGGATTGAAGACCTTGTCATAAGTGAAGTGTGCGCCTATATCGGTGGTCGTTACGACGTGGGGAAAATATTTGGTGATCCTCCGATCCGGACAGGGTTGTTGGTACGTGTGGTCGCATGTATCACAGCCTGTCGTGCTGTCAGCCGGAATGCAACCCGTAAAGTTCCGGATTCCTTGTCGGGCTTGAACGATTGGGCGGACGGCATACTTGTCAAACTGCGCGACGGGATCATGACCTTGCCACAGGATATTCCCCCGGTAACGGATGAAGACGGGAACGCGCAATATCCCATATTATACGGGCACACGCGCAATGGTGGATGGTTTCTTTAAATAGTTTTTAAATCGCTTTTAAAAGGTATGTTATGTACAAAAAATTAAGAGAAATATTCAACTGGTTTCAACAGAAGGCTATTCGTCGGATGAACCTGAAGAATGTACTCAATGAGTATTATTATCGAATGGACAGCAGTGGGTTGCCAACGTCAGGAACAATGTATAAAAGGCAGGCTGTTGTTTATCGGGAAAAGACCATTGACGACTGGATCATGTCAGTGACCGCAGCTACCGATCCGGATGATCCCAGGCGTGGTTTATTATACCGCTTTTTTCAGTCGTTATATAACGATGAACATTTGCAGACGACCATTGACAATCGCGTCTTACCTGTGCAACAGGCAAAATATAACCTTGTGGATGATAATGACAATGAAGATGAGGAAGCAAAAAAATTACTGGATCGTCCATGGTTTCACCAGCTTATCAGAATCTGTTTTCTGCATCAGTTACAGGGGGTATCACTTGCCGATCTTTCCCACCTTGATGATAATTTGGAAATTAGCCATGTCGAAGAAATTCCCATGTCAAATTACATTCCACAACAACAAATCATCATCAGGGAGGAATCAGACCAGACTGGATGGTCGTACAAAGACGGTGCGCTTGAACCGTACTATGTACAATTCGGGAATCCGTGGTCGCTGGGGATGCTCAACGAACTGGCGGTCATCATTCTTGCCAAGAAATTAGGATTGGGGGCATGGATGAATTATATCGAAAAATATGGTGTTCCGCCCGTCTTTGTTACTTCAGACAGAATGGATAAAAAGCGGATGGACGAATTATTCGAAATGATGACGGACTTCAGGAATAATTTCTTTGCTGTGCTGCAAGGAAACGAAACGGTCGAGTATGGGAAAGAAGCCGGGGGAAACACAACCAATGCTTTTTTACCGTTAGAGGAACGATGTGACAACCAGATCAGTAAACGTTTGCTGGGTCAGACGGGAACAACTGAAAACGGTGCGTGGGAAGGTACGGCAGAAGTACATGAACGTGTTGAAAAATCGCGGCACGAATATGATAAAATGTTGTTCCAGTTTTATTTCAATTACATTATCATTCCCAAACTGGTAAAGATCAGCCCGGTATACAAACCGCTTGAAAGGCTGAAACTGAAGTGGGACGACACGGAAAGTTTGTCTATCACGGAATACATCGAAGCAATCAACAAGCTGGCTTATACCTTTGAGTTTGACCATGAAGAAGTTGCTAAAAAAACAGGTTTGCCGATCATTGGTCAAAAGAAAAATCCCGGTGGTGAGCAGCAGGGAGGAACATTGCCGAATCAGCCCCAAACAGACCCTCAAAAAAAAAAGACCGAACCGGACGATGAAACGGTAACGTCGCCTGTCATGGAAGCCGGGGAGTATGATTTCAGCAGTATCATCGGAAGAGTGATGAAACAGGTTTACAAACGTAAAGTTAAGACAGGGAATATTGACGGGGAATTATTCAGAAAGACATACGAGGAACTGAATAAGAAGGCGGCTGAAGGATGGGGAGAAGACGACTATAATGATCCGGAACAGGCGGAAGAACCTCAACGGATACGTGACAACTTGTTCAAATTCTCCGGAGCGAAGACGTATCAGGAAATTAAGGAGATGAATGATGCCCTTTATGATGATAAGGGGAAAAAACTTTCTTATGAGGACTTCCGGGAAAAGGTTATGGCAATTCATAAAGACTATAATGAGAATTACCTTCGCACGGAATTTGAAACGGCAGAAACAAGCGGCAGACGCGCCAGTGAATGGCAGGAGTTCAAGGAGAATGCGGATATAATGCCTAACCTGAAGTATGTGACTGCCGGGGATGAACGGGTAAGAGAATCACATAGG